ACCAATTTGTTGAGGTCAACAGAATGGTACAGAAAACGCCGCCACGATGAGCGACGTTTCAGTACATCTTCCCACAGCATGGTAGGCGATTAAGAAGATTATAACAGGCATTGACCGAACATACAACAACTTTTTACCGAAAAGGAAGTGAAAACATTGTACGCTTCAAACATTCCGACGCTCGGCAGAAGAATGCTAATGACCGACGTAAAGACGATCACAAAGGATAATATCATAGCAGTTGTGTCAAAGGCGTTTATGGAGCATCAGAGAAACGTAGATGAAGAAACTTACCTTTACGAGTATGAACGCGGCAGACAGCCTATCCTTAACCGCGAAAAGGAAATCAGACCGAACCTGAATGCAACGGTTGTTGAGAATGACGCGTCGAAGATTGTGGACGTGCATTTGGGATACTGTTTCTCGAACCCCATCACGTTTGTACAGCGTGCAAAGGTTGAGCCTACGGAAAAGCAGCAGAAGCATTTGTTCGGATTTATTCGAAAAAAGAAAAAGAACGAAGAAGACGTAGATGACCTGAAGATTGCAATGCTCAACAAAATGTTCTATGAGCAGTCAAAGACAAAGAAAGACTTGCAACTTGGACATGATATGTTCATTACTGGGCTTGGCTATCAGATTGTGTTGCCGTCCAGGGATAAAACCAGATTTGCCCCGTTTGAGATTGCAGTGCCGTCACCGCTGACGACATTCGTTGTATACTCCAATGACGCGTTCCGGGAACCTATGCTCGGATGCACGTATTTTATACATGAGGACGGTACAATCTCACTGACGGCTTACTCGAAAGAGTTATGTTTCCAGATTGAGCATGAGTTATCCACAGAGGAATACAGAATCACGAGTGAGATTGTTCCAAATGCGCTGAATCAGATTCCCATTGTGGAATTTGCACTTACCGACCGCATGGGCATCTTTGAAAAGGTTATCCCTATTCTGGATGCAAAGAACCTTGTAAACTCCGACAGAATCAACGATATCATGCAACACGTACAATCACTGCTGTGGATGCACAACTGCACCGTTGACGGTGAGGGCAAAAAGAACCTCGTGGACGGTGATGGCGTGATTATGACGAAATCAAGCGGCGACAGCACGAGAGAAGCGAAGATCACATATCTTAGCCAGACCTTGAACCAGTCAGAGATTCAGACGTTCGTTGACTACTACAACCGCCAGATTGAGGAAATTACATCTACCCCATCATGGCAGGAGGCAAGCGGCGGCAGCACGACGGGCGCAATGCAACTCAGTAACGGTTGGCAATGCCTTGAGATTTCTGCAAAGACCGTTGAGCAGATGTTCACGGAGCCGGAAATGCAAGTGCTGAGCCTTTCTATCGAATGCCTAAAAGCAGACCAGAGAGAGTATGATGGTCTGAAAGATATTGAGTTGGCAGATATTGAAATCCGGTTCTGCCGTACAAAGACCTATGACCTCGTATCAAAGACAAACTCGCTCGTATCCTTGCTGAATGCAGGCGTGGACGGGCTTACATCGTTCAATACCGTTGGATTGTTCACAGACCCTCAGCAGGCATGGGTGGACAGCAAAAAGGTTATTGAGGGGATGCAAAAGAAACTCGCGTCAACTCAGGAGCCGAAGAAAGAGGAAAACAACATTCCGAACCCGAACGCTAGCAAGGATGAGGAGGGCAACGGCGGCGAGAACAATCAGGAAAAGGACAAGACGGCAGAGAGCATGAACCCATCAAAGGTTGCAATGGTGGAGGAATAGCCCATGTATGACCCTGTAGAATATTTCGATGAAATGAACCTCTTGCAATCCGACAAAAACCGCCGGACGGAAACAGCAGAGAAATTCATAAACAAGTTGGTGAATTTCCTTGAAGCACAGTTTATGAATCTGCTGAATGGGCTGTTTGGAAACGAAAAGACCACGCGCGAGTATGAAGATGAGTTGATGGATATTTATCTTACGTTCGTGACCGACCCAACCGACAGGGAAGCGATCAACAAAGCAAGACGTTTCTCACAGTACATTGAGGATACCACGGAAACCGCCGTAAGAGGGGCAAACGGGAACGAAAACTACGCGAACGGTATTTTATTCGGACTGAAAATGAAACGTGAGGACGTGCCAGATAGCGTGGCTAGAGTATTTTCTAAGGAAAGAGCAACACAGATTGCACTCGATGAAACAAACTGGATTTACAACTACGCAAACCACAAAGAATACGTGGAGAACGGACAGCTGACGCATACGTGGCTTACAAAGCGCGATGAGCGAGTGCGAGACACCCACGCTGCGGCAGACGGGCAGACAGTTCCGATTAATGAGCCGTTTCTTATAAACGGATACAAAATGCTATTCCCAATGGACGATTCCTACGGGGCACCGGCTTCGGAGATATGTTCGTGCCGATGCGTCGAGATATAAAGCCATTTAAGGAGGTGATTCAAGTGACTACGGCAGCAAAGAAGAAAGAGGACGAGAAGAAAATCGCCCAGAAGAAAGAACAGGCGAAGAAAACCACCACTAAGGCAGCAGCGGCAAAGAAAACCGCAAAGAAAGCCCCGGCAAAGAAAACGACGGCGAAGAAAAAGTAAATATCGATCTGAAAGAGCCTTTGAGCCGGATGTGTAACATGCACTCCGGCTCTTTCTTGGTTATAAGGGAGCAATCCCATTATATAGCAGTCCGAGAGAACGGACTTTAATCAAACGCAAAAGGCAGAGAAGCCTATCAAAAACGCAAGAGCAATCATACAGGCACACAGAGACGTGCGCGGTACAAATTAAACGCAGAAAGGACAGGTAATCAACATGGACGGAAACGTAAACAGCGCAGCGACAGGTGCAGAACAGCAGGCGGCAGCAACAGCGGCGCAGCAGACCGGAGCGGAACAGCAGGCGGCACAGCAGACCGGAAACGCAAACAGCGGCGGTCAGGATGAAGTCACACTTGAGTCGGTTCTCACGCAGCTTGCCGAGTTAAAAGCTACGAACGCAAAACTGAAAGCTGACAATGACAAACTTTGCACGTCGGAGGGAAATCTTCGGAAACAGCTTCGCGCAAAGCAGACCGCAGAGGAAGCAGAAGCTGAATCTAAGGCGGAGCAGGAGCAGCAGCACGCTGAATATGTGAAGTCACTTGAACGGTTCAAGGCAATCACGGAAGCGACCGAACGCTACACGGCAATCAATATGTCCGCGGAGTTGGCGAAAGCAACCGCGACAGCAGAGGTTGACGGTGAAAAGGAAGTTGTTACGAGCAACATTAACAAGTTCCTAAAAGAGCGCGAGGAAGCTATGGATAAGCAAATCCACGCGAAGTATGCGGCGCAAATGCCTTATCCGCAATCTGGGAATGAGGGCAAGGTTGATTACACTGCCGAGATTAACAAAGCGATTGACGATTTGGATTTTCATTCCGCAACGCGGGCTATTTTACAACAGTCACAGGCAAATCAGTCTGTAGACTAACAAAACAAGGAGGTAAAACACTATGGCAGCAACGACAGCTACATCTTTCGCTACCCCCAACTTTAGCGGCTTGCTTTTTGCTAAGGGGCAGCAGGCAACACCACTCTCTACGATGATCGGTGCAAGACCTCTATACACCAATCACGTAGAATTTACTTGCGGTCAGGAATTCGCAACGGAGAAAGGCTCACAGCCTGCAATCTCTGAAAACGCATCTTTGACCGCGCCTACACCGTCCGTTGTGACCCGTTCACAGCTGACGAACGTGACGCAGATTTTCATGGAATCCGTGTCCATCTCTTATGCGAAGCAGTCTAACATGGGTACTCTGTCGGGTATCAATGTTGCAGCGCAGACCCCTAACCCTCTCGACGAACTGTCATTCCAGGTTGAAAGACGTATGGCGAAGATTGCACAGGACATCGAGTACACCTTCATGAACGGCGTGTACAACAAGGCAACGACCGACGACGAGGTGAACAAGTCTCGCGGCCTGTTGACCGCAATCACTTCTAACGTTCTGGATGTGAACAGCAAGCAGCTGTCTTATTGGCTTGTCGCAGAGGGTCTGAAGTGCATTCACGATCAGGGCGCAAGAACGGACAATATCGTCCTCGGAGTTGATGCAACCACACTCCTGCAGCTGAACCTCGACGCACAGAAGAACAACCTGACCATCGTTCCCGAGGGCAGAGATGTAAACGGTCTGAAGATTCAGACTGTCGTAACTCCTCTTGGTATGGTTGGCGTGGCTCTGATGGATACGCTCCCGGCAGGCACGGCGGTTCTGTTCAATCCCGCAATCATGGCTCCTGTATATCAGCCTGTTCCGAACAAGGGCAATTTCTTCCTTGAGCCTATCTCCAAAAAGGGCGCAGGCGAGACTTACCAGATTTTCGGTCAGGTTGGTCTTGACCATGGCCCGGAGTGGATGAGCGCGAAGTTCACGAATATCTCTACCTCACTGCCGAGTGAACTGACGGCAACGACGACGACGGATAATTCCGATTCCGATTCCAACAGCACCGGCGCGTAATACTTCAGGAGGGCTGACGAATGTATAAGGTAATCAAATACTTCACAGACCTGCAAGACCACGATCATCCGTACAACGTCGGGGATGAATTTCCCCGGCGTGGCATGGAGGTATCTGCGGAGCGACTTGCAGAATTGTCTGGGAGTGACAACCGACAGCACGCACCCTTGATTGAAAAGGTTGCGGAGCTGGAGGAAACAGAGCCGACAGACGCGGAAACCGTGGCAGAGCCGGAAGTTGCAGAGGATGAGGAAACTGAGCAACCCTATACGGCAGAAGCCCTAAATGAGTTATCCGCAAACAAAATCCGCGCGATTGCGGCCGACCTTGGCTATACGATCAAGAAACGGAGCAAGGCAGAAATCGTAGAGGAATTTCTTGCGCAACAGGGTTAAACGGAGGTGAGGACGGTGGACTTAAATACAGCGCGAACCATTATAGGGGATGCAGACCTTACGAATGATGAGTTGACCGTCCTCTTGCTGAAAGCACGTAGGCTTGCCGCAAATCACTATTTCTGGGCACCGGATGACAACCCGACCGAGAAACAGCTGAACAATTTCTACGACCGTTACGAATTCGAGATTTACGACGTGGCGAAAGAGGTTCACAGCGGCGACTCCAGACAAGGGCTGACTTCCCACACAGAATTAGGTATCACGATGACATGGGGCAAGACCGGCAAGGAAAGCGTGGATTCAGCACTTTCGGCTATACCGACAAAGACGTATGTAGGGATAGGAGAGACCGAAGATGTTTAACGTCAAGCTGTACGATTTGCCTTGCAATCAGGTTACATTCTACTACCAGACCTACGAGGGAATGGTAGAAGAAACCGACGAGGACGGCGCACTGACGGGCGGCACAATCAAGAAATACTCAAACCCAGTCAAGGCGAAAGCAAGAATCAGCCCCAACTCAGGAAATGCGGAGGATTCCCCGTTCGGTAAGGATATTGTCTATGACAAATCCATATCGACGGTGCAGAAACTCCCGATTGATGAGTATTCAAGGCTGTTCATTGATGTGGTACCGGTTCTCAACGAGGACGGTTCCACAGACACCGAACCTGACTACGTTTGTGTATGCCCAAAGATTGACT